CCCACCGGGCAGCAAGAACCCCCCGAGTCCTACACTGAATTCAAAGCCCCCGAGGGATATAAGCTCGCCGCCCAACTCGTCACCGAGGCCACTCCTCTCTTCAAAGACCTCAAGCTGACGCAGGATCAGGCCCAGAAGCTCGTTGATTGGTATTCGAAGAACCAGATCGCGATTCAGAAGCAGATCGATGAATCGGTGTCGAGTATGCGCAAGGAATGGAAAGACGGTTATACTAACCATCCAGACCTCGCCGGAAAGCTGGAAACCGTCCGCACCGATATCGGCCGAGCGTTGATGGTCCAGAACTCTTCCGGCCAACGCGTTATCGACGCGGCGCTGGAAAAGGATTTCCGCGATGCACTCGACCTAACCGGCGCCGGCGATCATCCGGCCGTTATCCGAGTGCTGAGCAAATTCGCCGGCCTTGTAAACGAAGGAAAGCATGTCTCTGGCGGTGGGCCATCGCCTCTTGGGCAGACCCCAACCGGCCAAGTGCCCCGACCTTCGCCCGCAAAGGCCATGTATCCGAACCTTCCCTCTTCGACCACCTGAGCCCCTAAGTGGGATGAACGGTAGCCCCCAGATCAGGACCGAGCCACTCGAACAATAGGAACCAAATATGGCTATCATTGGCGCAACGGCCCTGACCTATGCGGATTGGGCCAAACGGATGGATGACGGCTATCGAGTCGCCTCCATCATCGAACTACTTTCGCAGACGAATGAAATCCTCGATGACATGTTGGTCGTCGAAGGGAACCTGCCAACCGGCCATAAAACCACAGTCCGGACAGGACTGCCCCAGGCCACTTGGCGCTTGCTCAACACCGGCGTCCCGAACGCCAAATCAACCACCGCGCAGATCGTCGACACCGTCGGGAATCTCGAAACCTACGCGGTGATCGACAAAGACATCGCCGACCTCAACGGTAACACCGCTGAGTTCAGACTCTCGGAGGTTCGGGCATTCCTCGAAGGTATGTCCCAACAGGTCGCGGCCACGCTGATCTATGGGAACCAGTTCGCTAACCCCGAACGGTTCACCGGGTTTGCCCCGAGATATTCGACGATCAACCCGGCCAACTCACAGACCGCTGCGAACATCCTCGCTGGAGGCGGTTTGTCTAACACCAACACTTCCCTCTGGCTCGTTACGTGGGGCTCAGACACCCTCCACGCAACATTCCCAAAGGGAAAGATCACCGGCCTTCAACATAGGGACATGGGCGAGTGGCCGGTGCAGGATGTCTCCGGGAACACTTACCAGGCCTATCGGGACCACTTTAAGTGGGAAATCGGCCTGGTCCTCCGCGACTGGCGCTATGCGGCCAGAATCTGCAACATCGATGTCACCCAGCTCACCGGTGTCTCAGCGGCGAACCTGATCAACCTCCTCGTCCGCGCGCTGTATCGGATGCCGACCGCTCCTGCGGCCGCTACCGCCGTCCAGACCTCCGACACCCCAGAAGTTCGGGCGAACATGGGCCGCGTGGTGATCTACGCCAACCGCGTTGTCCGCACCTACCTCGATCTTCAGGCCATGAACAAGACCAACGTCCTGCTCCGGCTCGAAGAATTCGAAGGTAAGGTCATCACCACCTTCCGTGGCGTCCCGATCCGGACCTGCGACGCAATCCTCAACAACGAAGCACAGGTGACGTAATGATCCTCGAAGGACTGCTCCAATTCGACAACGCGGCCTCTTTGGTCCACGCTACCGGAACCTACACCTCGACCAATGTCCTGGACCTTGGGCTAGTTGGCCTCCCGACTTCGGCCGGTGGAGGCGGCGCTAGAGACCTTGGTATCGGCGATGACCCGGCCCTCAAGATGCTGGTTCAAATCGCCACTACTGTCGCTGGCGCTGGCGCAACGTTGCAAGTGGTTCTCCAGGGAGCGCCAGATAACGGCTCTGGCGCCCCTGGCACGTGGGCCTCATGGTGGGCCTCGCCGGTCTACGCTCTCGCCTCTTTGGTTCAGGGCGCCCGGCTCTATGACATGGACCTTCCCAGGCCTCCACTGGACCAGCCGATCCCTCGGTTCCTCCAGCTCAACTATGTCGTTGGCGGCGCTTCTATCACCGCTGGCGCCATTTCCTCCTTCATCGTCCTCGATCGCATGGATCAGCCAGAGCAGGCTAACGCAGTCATGGGCGGCTATCCGCCCGGGCTCACGATCCCGAATTAATGGAGGGATCAATGAAGAAGATTCTGGGGGCCCTAGCGGCCCTCCTCCTCACCGCCCAAGCGGCGCCGAATATCACCGGCCAGGAGTGTTGGAACGCTGGCCAAGGCCCCGGCGGACCATCGGCCGGGTATCTTTGCACGTTCATGGTCCAGAACTCGCAAGGGGTCCTGACCACCGCCCTCACCGCCCCGATGACGATGTCGCAGTCGGCTTCTGACATCATCATCACCGCCCAACCGGCCGCGGCCGCCAACATCACCCTTCCGCCATCCCCGCTCAACGGCCAGATTGTGGAGGTGGTGAATGGCACTACCGCCGCCTTCGCCACTAACGTCTTCTCTATAGTGCCCTCGGGCTCGCAGACCATAGTGGGCGGAAATATCGCCCTCACCACCCTCGCGGCCGGTGCCTCGAAGGAACTGCGCTATGTTCAGGCAACGAACACCTGGTATCCATTGAGGTAGCAACATGAGACCGATCCTCTGTGCCTCCTTGGTCGGTCTCCTGTGGCTGGGGCTGAGTTCTCCCGCTCGGCCTCAGACCTCAATCTCTGGGCCACCGAACCAAATCCTCTGCAACCGGGCGGCTATAATGGCCGTTGGGCCGACGACTGCCCAACAGCTCGTGGCGCCGATCTCTCAGCCGGTTTCGATGACCATCTACATTTGCGGATGGCATGTGACCAACACCGGGCCGAATGGCACATTCACGATCACCACCGGGACCCAGACCACAACCCCATGCGACACTGGCACCACCGCAATCACCCCGGCGTTGAATGTGTCCTCGACGGCCCCGTCGACCGATCACCAAGGTTTCGCCATTACTCAATCGAATCGCGGCGATGGCCTTTGCTTCACTCCTTCCGTAGGCACCATAGCCGCGATAGTCTATTACGCCCAATTCCCGTGAGGATGCCATGCGCAAGTTACTCCTCGCAAGCGTCTCGGTCATAGCCCTTCGAGCGGCGGAAGCGCAGACTATTCCGCCGCCGGGAATAGCGGCCATCGCCGGGGCCTATTTGGCCACACCGCCGACCTGCAATCCAGGGTATTATTGTCAGATTCAGGTCGATGTTAACGGGAACCTGAAGACCACCGGGTCTTTCTCGGCCACCATCACCGGCTTTACTCCGAACGGAAACTACGCAACCCTCGCCGTTACTACCACCACGGCCAATGTGCTCATGCCAGTCGGCGCCACGGTGATTGTCTACAACACCGGCGCATCGGCCGTGTTTGTGAAGCTTGGTGTCGCCGGGGTCACCGTCACCCCTACCACCGGCGACCAAGTGGCTCCCGGCGGTGCCCTTGCGCTCACCGTCGGGGCCAACACTACCATCGCGGCCATAACCGCCGCCGGAACTTCGTCGATCAACCTCTCCGCGGGCACGGGCATTTGGTCTGGGACCGGAGGTGGTGGAGGCGGCGGAAGCGGCGGAGCGGTGACCATCGCCAACGGCGCCGATGTGGCTTTGGGCAACACGGCCGACGCACCATACGCAGGCGGTGGTGGAGCAGCGAGCGTTGTGGCGGCACTTAAGGGGGTTTACAACGCTATCACCATCTCCTCCCTCCCGGCCGGAACGAATTCCATCGGCGGTGTGACGGAAGCCAATGGCGCCAACATCGCACTCGGAAACACGGCCGATGTGGCCTATGGTGGCTCTGGAACTTCGTCAGTGGTCGCGGCCCTTAAGGGCATCTACGCCGCCACTGTCGCGAATGCTCCAGCAAATCAGCCCTACCAACCCTCCACCACAACCGGCAACATCGCGGCCGCCAACACAACCGGGATCAATCTCAAAACCACCTCAGCGAACCTCTACGGGGCGCAGCTATCCGGCATCGGAGCTGTTCCGGCGTATGTTAAAATCTACGACCTCTCTACCGTTCCGGTCTGCGGCTCTGGAACCCCGATCAAGCGCCTAATGATCCCCGCGGCCCCGGGCGGGACTTCCCCGCCACCGCCGCCGGTTCAGTCGCTCCTGCTCATCGATCCGTCGGGTAACGGCTACGTTCTGCTAGAAGACAACTCCTCGCGGGTTATTCTGGAACCCGTCGCAACCTCCCCGCCCCCACCGCCTACAACCTCCATCGGCGCCATCGCCAACGCAACCTTCGGCCCTGGAGTGAAGACGGTCAACGGCCTTGGCTACTGTGTTACTCTCGGCATTGCCGACAACGATTCTACCGCCCCTCCGGCGGCTACTTACTTAGTAAACCTCGATTGGAAGTGAGGCGATCATGACTCAACGCAAATTCCGTGGAACGCGTCGCTTCATCGAAGGGACGCTTAAGTTGGCCGACAGGAGCAGAAGAGTTACCCGTCGGTCGGTATCGCTGGGCCTTCTTGGCAGCGTCATCGCCGGCAAGGCCTTGGCCGATTCCACCATCACCAACCTACCCGCCGCCTCGGCCTTGTCGAATTCGGACCTGTTCATTGTCACCCAAGGCGGTGCTTCGAAGAAGGCCACCGGCGCCCAGGTCGGTGCGCTAGCGCCGGCAACCGGCGGTGGCTCTGATCCGTATGATTTCGACAGCAAGGCCCAGGCCACGGCCGCAACTATCGCTGGAACGGTCAACTACATCCGCATCGCCGGGTATACCAATCCCGGCGACGGCGGAGCAAGCATGTATCGCCGAGTCACCGCCCAGCCCGGCCATGCGCTTTGGATACATTCCACTGACGGAACGTATTGGGAATGGTGCGGCGACGCTGGCGGGATGAAGATTCTGGTCCCAGAAATGGCCGGAGCTGTCGGCGATGCGGCATGGTCCGAAGGAACCGCCGGTTCTTGGACCGGGACCGACAACACCGTTGCGCTTCAGAACGTCATCGACGCGCATATGTATTTCGGCCTTGCGGATCGAGTGAGCTTCCGGGGATTTACCAGGACCGCGGTGAACCTCACCGGCTGCTACCGAACCACCACCTCGCTCCAGCTCGGCTATGGTGATGCGTTCAGGACCTGTCGCCTAGAAGGTCCAGGCCGAGCGATCGGCGCCGGTTACGCACCTTTGATCCTTTGCGACTTCACCAACGCCCCTGCCGTCTGCGTCAACGGCGGCCGCGACACTATGATCACCGGCATTAGTTTCTGGGGCCGGTTGTGGGACTGGATCAACAACAACAACATGGGCCTGGTGGGCGGTGCTCTCAACGACGACAGCATCGCAGCGAATTGGGTAGGCACGGCCTCTGGTGGCCCGACCATGTCAGCAGCGGCCGATACCCAATACACGCAGTATTGTGGCATCTGCATCGATCCCTACTCCGGCCCAATCCCCTCGCCAGCTTACCCCAACTTCACTCGGCCATCTTACGCGGGTGGCGGGACGATGTATTCCACGGTCGGTCTGACGACCAACACCGGCAACCAGACCCCGTCCTCAAACACCTTCATGCGCAACTGTGGCTTCCACGGGTTCGTTGTAGCCGTTGCTTGCCAGACATCAAACTGGGATTCCAACGGCGACTTCACTCGCACCGACAACTGCGTCTTCGAGAACAACAAGGTCTGCATCGGTGTCGGCAACACCCAATCCCGCGAAGTCGCTTCGCAGGGCTGTAGCTTTGCCAACGCTTATGTCATCTGGGACGGAAATACTTATGGCCATCAGGCCGGTAAGATCGGTGGCCCACAGCTCGGCTGCGATGGTTCGGGATGCATGAACGTCGTCAACATTGGCTCGACATCAATCTCCGCCCCATTCAGCCTCGTTACGTTCTACATCGAGGCCGGGTATAAGATCGGCCTTATCAATGCCGGGTCCGGGTCCGAGACTTCGATCGGCTTCTATGACTGTCAGTTCGACTTTTCGGCCCAAAACCCATCCTACACCCGAGGCATTCCGCTCGTGATGCTCGACGGTGGTAACCAGGCCATTGGCCTTCGATTCGTCGGCGGTGTGATGACGAACTATTGGTCCGTGTTCACTACCTCCTACATGTCGCCGGATATCACCTTCGACGGCACACGTTTCCAATGCCAAGTGCTCCGCTATGGAACTGGTGGTCCGGTCGGTAGTGGCAACGGGGCTGCGTATAAATGCCTTGCCTCTAACGCCACCTGCCAAGGCATCATCATGGCGCGTTGGAACAACCTCAACGAGCGCCAAGCGAAGCAACGCGTTGCATTTGAACAGACCAACGTCGACACCGTGGCCAGTTTCTACTCTAACTGGTCGGGGCCGAGGCAGCGCTATGCCGCCAGGCCACAGTGCGCCAGCTACTTGGCCGACCGGCTCTGCGCCAGTGGCCAACCCGACGATGATGGGGTGATCAATCCCCAAGTCCGATGGATCACGACCCTTGACAAGGGTTCCCTCGGAACGCCCACCAACGCCAATTCCGGCGGCAAACTAGTCCTAACCTTCACCATGCCGGCCGGCAACACACCGGCCACGATATTCCAAAATGGCCCAACCAATGGCGACTGTATCTGGGACGATTCAACCGGGACTGTTTGGTGGGTTCGGTCAGTGTCCGCTGCCTCGCCGCCGGTGATCACCGCGGTTCAGCAGAATAACTACAAGACCGTCGGTGGCGTGGCCCAGGCCATTACCCCGATCGCCTTCACCGCTGGAACGTATTTCTGGATACTCGTCTCCAGGTTCTACACCCCAACCACCTACACCGTCGGGAACTTCTCCACCACCGCGGCCACGATCACATCCGTCGGCGCCCCGCAAGGCGGAAACTCTTGGGTCACCACCGACATCAAAGTCGGCGATTTGATCTGGAATGACGACTGGAGATCGAATCAGTTCTCGGCCGTGAATGGCACCCTAACCGCCGTCACTGCCGCACAGCTCACTATGTCTGGCAACGCTAACATCGCCGGCACAGCGGTCCCGCTACGATTGTTTGTCCGAACTGCTCCGGCCAACAGCGCGGTGAACTGACATGAAAGCGCTAATCGCAGCCCTCCTCGCAACCGCTGCTTGTCTCTGTCTCCCGCCTTCGGCCCATGCGCAGAATGTGACCTGCGCCACGCGGCCACAAGGAGATTCGACCAACGCCTGCGCCAGCACAGCGTTCGTCCAACAGGCCTTGAGCGGGGTCCAGGTGTCCCCGCCGCTCTGTGTGGTCAGCGGAAACCTAACCGTCTGCCCCAACCCACAGTTCGGCGTGTCGGTCACTGTCGCCAACCCAGGCGGCTCGTCTACTTTAGCCCTGGAGAATGGAGGGCCTAACTACGCTAATGTCATTGCGGGCTACACCGGGTCCATTACCCCGTCGCTTCGTTGGGGCGTGTTTCTAGGCGACTCGGCGCCTGAGGGTCCTGGCAACGTGGGCTCGAATTTCGCCATCAACGCCTACAGCAACACCGGGGGTTATATCGGCCAGCCGTTTAATATCAACCGCTCTAACGGCGAGGTGGTTCTAGGTAGTGGATTCCCGAACGCGATTATGGCCCTCAACCACGCCCTTGGCCCAGGTGCCAGCGCCCTTCAAGGCTGGACCAATGGGATCCTACGGTGGCAGCTCCAGTTCGGTAACGCGGCCGCGGAATCTGGCGGGAATGTTGGGTCGGATTTTGGGGTCTACAGCTACAACGACTTCGGGGCCTATCTCGGCAACCCATTCTCGATCAATCGCGCCACCGGCATCGGCAGCTTCTCCAACGGCCTCCAGGCGCCGACTTGGTCTTGCGCCGACAACTCCGGCAACGCAGCCACGACCGCCTATGTCCACAATTGCTCCAACGGATTCTACACCAACCCGAAGTTCGCGGGAGCTGTTAACATCCCAATCGCCAACCGCCTCTCGGTCTTCGCGACCGGCGCCGATACTGGAGTTAGATGCGACGGTTCGACCGATGATTGGTATGCCCTTCAGACCTTAATCAACGGAGTCTCGAACCAATACTTTGGCGGCATGATCGTTCTTCCGAACGGGCTCTGCGTTCTTTCGAATACCCTAACTCTCCCGTCGCACGTCTACCTCGTCGGCCAAGGTAGGGACAATACCGTTCTCTACAACACCGCTGGCGATGGCGCGACGATGATTTACATCGCCAACGCGAGCTATGTCGCTGTTAGGGACATTCAACTCCAACATTCCACTTTCCAGACCGTTGGGCAGACTATCTACGTCGCCAATTCCTCTCACGTCCTTCTCGACAACTTTGAAACCTACGGATCGAGTTGGGGCGTAGCTTGGGAAGGTGGCGCGAGCCAAGATATCGGCTATATCCACAACTTCTACATGCTTACCCGAAACGGGATATTGGTGGGGAATGATAACTCGGGCGTTGTTGGCGATCTCGACATCGACCACGGCCGAATTATCGCCGGCGGCGGCTATACCGGCGGCTGGGGAATTTGGCTGGACAACACCAACGCCATCCGGGTCACCAACGTCAACGCCACCGGGTTCAGCACCGGCATTGGGATCGGGCTTTATCCATCGGCCGGCCATAATACTCAATACACCTTCCTCGAAAACGACATATTGACGTTCAACTCCGAGGGCATGCTCATTCAACCCTCCGTTGGCACCGGAATTTACTACGTCAAATTGACCAACGTCATCGCCGGCGCCAGTGCGGGGAATGGGTTTCAGATCAACTGCAACGTAGCCTCGTCGCTTTGTGGCGCGTTCCAGTTCGACAGCCCGTTGATGTGGCGAAACCAAGGCCATGGGATGTTTGTTGATTCGACCCAAAGCATGTCGATCTCCAATGGAATGGCCTGTAATAACAGCTGGACCCACCCTAACTCCTCCAGTGGTCTGTGGATCAACAACAACACTCAGCATGTCATGGTCACTGGCGGGCAGTATGGCGGCTGCGATCCTAACGGTGGCACGGAGCAACAGGCCTATGGTATCACTATAGGTGTCGGGGCCTGCTACATCATGCTCCTCGGCATCGACCTGTCGACCAACATAACCGGCCCATATCAAAACGCCTCTGCCTGCGGCAACGTCTCGATCGCCTACGTTTGGTAAAGGAGAACCGAATGGCCAGATGGAAGCTCGCTACCCCTCACTATCTCCATTGCGTGGATGCTACTGAATGGGAGTATCAGGAAACCGACCGAGGGTCCGGCCGACAGATTCGGAAGAAGTTCACTGTCCCGCGCTATGTCGATCCAAAGGACCCAATGGATTGGACTAACCGTTGGGGGCCACAAGGAAACACGGAGGGCGAGGTGATTGTCTGCCTGCCTAACAAAGGCGAGCGGCATGACTTGGCCTTCCTCGGCGATCCCACGCCAGACATGATCCCGGTCGACGATGAAGCTCGGGCCATTTCGGCCGGTTTCGAAGACCGCTGGAAGTTCAAGCCCGACACCGACATGCCGGGGAATTATTCCCAATCCATCGTCGACCGGTTCGAAGAGGCGATGGCATCGGCCCAGGCCAATCAGGCCCCGGTTAGGATCGAAGGGATGGACCAGTTCATGGTCACCATGGCCTCGATTCTTCAACAGAATTCCGAACTCATCAAGGCCCTGACCGCCAAACGTCGAGCGGAGCCTGAGCTTCCGCTGGAACAAGCGGTCGATGACCTCGAACCTCTCACCGACTTCACCCCTGAGGAAAATTCCCGGGCCAGTAGGCGAGGCCTCTAATGTTCATCCAGTCCAACCCAGGCGGGGCCATCACCGGATCAATAGCCTCCGGCGGGTTGGTCTACGCTTTCAACTCCATCTCAACCACCCCTCAACCGATCCTCTCGCCCGACCCCGCGCGGGTGTCAGTGACCTTCCACAACCCTGGGCCGGTGGATATATTCATCGGCCCGATGATGATCCAGAATTCTGGCTCGGATTCTCCGCTGGTCCCAAACGTGGCGCTTTTGGGCGGATGCTTCCGGGTCTATGCGAATGGTGGCGCCCTCACCCTAACCGGCGAAGTCCAGAAGCAATGGCAAGCCTTCTCGGCGAGTGGTGTCAACAACCCCTTAACCGTAGTTATGTCAAGGATATAACCATGCCCCCAAAATCCGAACAACAGCGCAAAGCCATGGCCGCGGCTATGAGCGGCAAGAGCACCCTCGGCATCCCGAAGAAAGTCGGGAAGGAATTCATAGCCGCTGATAAAGGCGGCAAACTCCCGAAGAAGGCCCCGAAAAAGAAATGACCGTTGCAGATTCACTAGAACGAATGGCCAGGGACATCAAACACCTCCGGTCGATGATGACCCGAATCGCCAATGCTATCGATGAGGCCCAGAGCGAAGTGCCGGAGAAGATGCGGCGGTTCACCAACTACATGCATGACATCCATGATGTCACTTACATGTATGAACAGCGCGGGTTGGTCATCCCGGCCTGGATCGCCAGAGAAATGGAGCGCTGTGACGACAGGCTCCGTCAACTCCTCGAAGACCTCCACGCTGATGCTGGAGCCTTCGAGCAGGTGAGAAGGGAGATGACCGAGCGGGGCGGGAACCGTTGGGACCATACTAGATTTCTACCGAAAGGAACCAAGAATGAAGCAGGGAACGAGTAAGACCTACGCCGACCACAAGGTCGAGCCGAAGGCCCACCATGTGAGCATCGACAAGGTGTCTGAGATCGGTGTCCACCAACACCGAACAAAGCACATTGAGCTATATAAGGGTCGGGGCTACGAGGCCCCTAAGACCGGGGTTACACAGCATCATTGTGGATCACAAGGGAAACATTAATGGACTGGACAAAGGCATGGACGCTCGTCGAGCTCTATACCAAGCTGCCGAGCGTTCCCAACACCGACACGCTTATGGCGGCGGTGCAGATAGAGCTATCTGAACTCGACGACGAGGCCGTGCCTATTGTCGAGGAATGGAATGCTCGGCCGAAGGAAGTGGTCGAGAAACCGATCGAGTATACTATGGGAGAAGGCGGGGACCCTTACGCCGGCAACGAGCCCAAGCCGATGCCCACGAAGGTGGGCCCTCCAGGGACTCGTCGCTACCCTTCTGGGGAGCCGGTTCCTTATCCCCCGCCGGAGGGCGAGAAACCGGCCGAAGAAGTGGAGCCTGGGAGTGCCTACCCGCCGGACATTCGGGAGCCGGAGGTGGCGCCGATTCCGACCTATTCGCCGGAAGAGATCGCGCCAATCCCTACCCCGAAGCCGGAGGACATCAAGCCCATCCCGGCGATGGAAGAAGCGGCCCCTCAAGAGGAAAAGGAGAAACCCAATGGCCCGTGAACTTCATTCTGAATATGGCCCGGAGTCTAAACCCGGTGGCCGGCGCGCTGAGTGTGGCGGGGTTAGTGAAGCGAAGCCTCTCCCGTATGATCCGCCGAAAGGACCGGCCGAACACATGAGGGCCAAGCCGGGGCTCGGCGGGGATAACCATGGCAACAAGGGGACCCAGGGTAAACACTAATGACCGCTGTCCTTGACATCGCGAACCGAGCACTACAGGTCCTCGGGACCCGGACAACTGTGTCCGCGGGTGAGTTAGCTGGCAACACCTCGAATGAAGCGATTCAGGTCAACTTGGTCCTATACAACACCCTCTTCCGCCTACTCCGAATGGCGCCGTGGGATTGTGCAACGAAAACCGCGAATTTGGTCTATATCACATCCACCCCAGGGACCCCAGAAA